TATTCAATCCGTTAGCATCAGTAACTTCTACTGTAGCAGTGTTCAATTCAAGAAGACTCAAAGAAGTAACCTCTTCAAGATTTTCAATTCGTTCTTCAAGTTTTCCAATATCTCTCATTGTAAATCTTCTGTTATCTCTTAACAGAATTCCTGCATCTTTAGTAGGATTATAGAGATATGCTGGATATGCAATAAGAGCAATTTCCATTGCATCATCTGCAAGATCTGGTACTTGAGGATCTTCTGAAGGTTCTCCTTGAATAACTTTTACCTGACCAAGACGATTAATTGATACTAAGTCAACTCTAGGAAGATAGTAACTAAGACCAACTCTAGTAGTTTCATCAGGAGTAACAACAAATTTGTAATTTGTTGAGAACTCTCTTGCATCATAAGTAAATGGAGACATTGTTGCTGTTGATGCATCAAAATCTCTTACTCTTGGTCTAAAGTCCAGAAGATCAGATACTCTGGTACCATTTACTACTGTTGGAATATCACTCTTATATCTGTCTGCAGTATAAGAATTGACTGTGAAGATATCTCCAGTATTTGTTGAACCAGCACTTACTCTATATTGATTGTGAATAATTTGCAACTGCTTTGTCGGAATTGCAAATCCATCTCTTCTTCTAATACGCGAATAATCTACAATTTGATTCGTATGTGCTTTATCAAGAACATAATTATCAGTTCTATCAACATAACTACCAGGCGTAGTTTCTTGAAGCACTAAACTTAAAGATGAACTCTTGAATGAAACTTCTTCACCAACTGCAAAATCATTATCATTAAGTGGTACATATGTAACAGTGGTCGCAGTTACTTCTACAACTTGACCAATTGCTCTACTTGTTTGACCTACAATCTTTTCACCTATAATTGCATTTTGATTTAAAGCAAGACCAGTTGCAAAAGTTAAACTATCTAAAATAGGTGCAGCATCATTTGTTGATTCATATACTGCAACAAGGTTAACAACATCTGCAGTGTTCAGTGAAATCTCCTCATCTTCAATTCTTAATCCATAAAACTTACTTGTAGTCAAACCTGCAGTAGCTGGTGACTTTCCATTTGTTCTTGTAACACTAACAATATTACTCTTTACATAATCATTTGTTTTGTGAGTAACATCAGTTTTTCTTAAAGTTCCGATGACAACAACATTATTTTGACTCGCAGTCAGACCTTTAAATGTAACTTCAGTTGCACCATATGTAAACTGGTCAGAAGTTAAAGTCTCCGTATCTCCATTAGAATAATGAATAGAATATCTTTCAGCATCAAATGCTTCAAAGAATACACTAGTAATACCGACAGCACTTCCTAAGAAGTCTGTAACAGTAAGAGTCATTTCACCATTAGAGTTAGTAGACTTTCCACTAATCTGTCTTGTAATCAATAGTTCCGCATCTGATAAATCAACAGAAGCTACGGTAAATCTTGGAAGTTCTGAATAAAGACCAGATTGCTGAGAATTGAGAATTTTTGGAACCATCAGCGAGAAGTTTGATTCGCCGTTGCTTACACTTTTATTACAAATACCTGTAACAGAATTATCTGGTGCTGTTAAAGTTAATGTATCTCCATTAGAATTAATTGAACTAATGACATTAAAGTTTGGATCTGTTCCAGCTGCATTTTGATATTTTAAAATTGCACCAGTTTTAATTCCAGTTACGCCTGCAAAAAATCTTCCAGGAACTTTACCAGTATTACCACCAGTTACAAGTAATTTATCATTTTTACTAAAATCTGGCAAAGACTTTTCATACAAAATTGTATCTGCAATAAAGTCTTTTTGAATACTCGAATCGAGATTTGTTGAATTTTGATAAACAGACTTAATATCTTCTATAGTAAACTCTTCAACTGCAGTTATACCAAAAGTATATTCTTCAATTTCATTAACAATGATTTGCTCACCCCTCTGGAAAACACCAGAAGTTTGTGTTAAACTCATACATAAAGGACTTCTCTTACTGTCAATATATCCTTTCGCACCACTAGATAGACCTCTCACATAAGAACCGAGAGGAATAACATTATTATCATTTATTTCACTTGATACGTAAATATCAGTATATGTCTGAATATCAAAGAGATATAAATCCCAATCGGTTGTAGCGCCTTCATATGCTGCGTCACTTACACCATACCAATAAACTCTACCTTCACCAATCTTTCTACCAGTTCCTGCATTATTTGTAGATGTATTTCTTCTTTCATCAAATAATTCAATTACATTATCATAAGTATTTTGTCCTGCCTGTGTTCCAATAGAAATATATGGAACACCAGTAACATTATTAACTTTGATAAGACTTCCCATTGAGAAGGGAACTCTAGTTTCTGGAATAGATTTAGTAGTTCTTGGTTTTGGAACATCAATAACAGTTGATCCAACTAAATCTACATCAAATCCTTTTACATATGCAGTTCCTGCAGAAACTTTAACACACATCAAGTCCTCATTAGGACTATTTCCTTCATCAGTAAGTTGATTTTCCGCAAAAAGACCAGCACCACCAGTTTCATTATTTAAAGAATCTAAAACATCTACAGTAAAACTATCGACAGCATAGTTTCCGGATTCTTCAAAAGTTCTTTTTGCAAAGTAATCCTTAATAAAATTATATTGAGTTTTTGCTTCTAACTTTTTAATTTCACCATTATCAATTCTTACAAGTTCAATGAAGTTTGTATCATTATAATCCTGTAAATTTTTCTTAGTTAATCTAGTCTCAATTTTTAATCTATCAGCACCTGGTGCAGCAAAATTGGTATATCCTTTTGCATTATCATTCAGGGATGAATCTTGATCTGAATTAACTACCTGCTCTATGACCTCAAAACCAACTCTATATGATGGTTCATTATTATATAAATCTAGAACTATTTGTGCATCTGGAACATCGACAAAATATCCTCTTATAAAATAAACACCAGAAGCAACTCCTACAGCATATCCAATCTTTGAAGCATCGTTTGGAATCAAAGAAAGAATAGTATCTCCTGCATTTAAAGTTGTATTTCCATACGTGACATTTTCTTCAATAAGTAATACTTCAGAATCAGAAAAGAATTCAGTTTCACCATCTTCTGCTGATGAATCATACTTTACAAAGAGAGTAATTTCTTCCGCATCTTCATTTGGTGGAAGAATATATCCGTTAATTGTGGCCGTTATATCAGTATCTTGACCTCTTACCTCAACACCTTTACCATCATTAGCATTAACAAGAGCATCAAGATAAATGCTAATATCTAGACCTAAATGAGTTTCATTTACTTTAATAGTAGTAAATTCATTATCGCATGTAATTCCGCCAGGAATTACCATAGAACCTTCTTTGAACATGTGTGTTCCAAAAGATTCTACTTGACTTTGCAGAATAGATTGAAGACCCGTTAATTCTCTTGCCTGGACAGGATATCCAGGTTTGAAAAGAACCTTATAAAAATTATTATCCCTATCAAAATCATCATAATAAGGATTTACGTTTAAGTTAGTCTTCTGTGGCATTTTTTAGAATTCCAGTATAATTTTAATGTCTTCTTTTTGTCTCAAATTCCTAGCAATACTAGGTCTATTATCAAGATAAATTAATTGCCCTGACCCTTTATTTATTTCAGAAACGGCCATGCCATCTGTAAAATTAACACCAAGATTAATAAGTTTACTTCCTGTTGGATTCATAGTAATGCCAGAAAATCCAATAGATACAGAACCACTAAATCCAGATGATTGTCCAGTAATTTCATTGGCACTAGACTCAAATGCATAATTTCTACCATTAGTAGAAATGCCAACATAATCTTGATGATCTAGGGTAGTTTGATTGAAATATAATGAACGGTCTTGTATATATTTAAGAACCTTTGTTTCATCATCATAGGAAGCAACATATCCATATGCTTTTCCTACATTATCAGCAAGAGTCTGTTCAATTTTTTCTCCAATTTTAGGAGTTCCTGTAATATCTGAAAATTTTATAGAATTCAGTCCACTGAAAGTTGATCCTGCAAAAATATCATTTGTTCCTACTGCTGTCGGATTTTTTATAATAGAAACTTGTGCAAAACTTGTGTCAACAGGAAAGTCTTTAGTCGAATCGTCAAATCTAGCATAAACTAGAACTTTATCAGAACCCAACTCTAAGTAGATATCATCACCATGTCCTCTAGCAGGAGGAATTATTGGTACTAGTTTTGCACTACTACCAGTCGTATCAGAGTTAATTGGACCAAGGTCTACAAGAGCATATGAATAATCTTTTCCACCTGCAGTAACTACAGTATTTGTAATTTTACCGCTTTCAACATCAATTCTAACTTTTCCACCAGTTCCATCACCAATAATAGACATCTCCTGACTCAATCCACTAGCATAACCATCGCCAGATTTATCAATATAAACTGTTTTAATTTGATTGAGATTAACTTGCGAATTTGCAGATTCTCTTATTGCCTGTATTTGAGTGTCAGATGTTGTTGTCCAATTACTTGGTAGTGTAATGTAATCTGTAGAGTCAAATTTAATAATATCACTTGGAGAAACTGTAAACAGATATTTCCAAACATATCCATCACCACTAGTGCCAGCTTTAGTTGGTTCTAAATCTGTGAACGTTGGTTCATCTTCTGATATATTTCCTTTTGGGTTAGTGCCATTAGAACCATTCTCTATGCAAATGTAAACTCTAAAGTCAGAATTCATTACATAATAGTTTGCATCAAACAATCTTGCCGCATTACTTAAAGCGGAAGGAGATTTAATACTATAATCATCTCTATACATTTCATATCTATTTCCAGCAACCCAATTAACTCTTCTAACAATGCGCTTAACATTTGCAGAAGATATTTTTTTTCCAAATAATACAACATCCCCAACATGTGCACTATTAGTTTGGTTATCTAATGGTGCTGGCGGTGAAGTATTCCAATCTGAAGTTCTACCATATCCAGTAATTGTTGGATTTGGTAAACCTACAGTAATATAATAAGAGTTGGAAGTATTTTCAACAGATTCGACAAAATTGCCCGAATTTAGAATTCTAAATTGATCAGTGACAATAGCTGACATTGTTTATATGTTTTTTATATATTTATATGAGGTTTATAATATAGGATAACCAGAAGAATTTTCACTCGCATCAGGACCATTTGATGTCTTCCTTAATGCACCACTACTCTTAAATCCAAAATCTCTTCTTTGAATTGTTGGGAATGTAGATAATCCAGAATCAACTGTGAGTCCAGTTACTCCTATTGAAACTGGATTGGTTCTAGTCACTCCGTCAATAGCATTATATAATCTTCCCCAAGATAATTTACCTGCAGAAATCGTAGCATCAGGATCACTGGGTAAATAACTTCCTGTTGTTGCAATACCAACAATATTTGTATTACTATGAATATTGCAAGTTATTCTGCCATTGTTTCCATTATTTGAAACAGCATGTACCATATAAACGGCATCTAAGAATGTTGTTCCAATACCAACGGTAGAATTATCATTTCCATCAACAGTAGTTACTCCATGACCTACTGAAGTGTCATATACGTAAACTGGATATCCTGCAACTAAACTATTAGTAAAACTGGAATTATTAGAGAAATCAATGCGGTTATAGTCAATGTTAAGTGCCATTCCACAATCACCACTACCTGCAGTTGTGCTAATTCCAGTAATAATACCAGTAAATCCTTCAATATTTGTAATATTTTCAACTAATTCATGTCTTCCTTTTGGAATTTCAACGATTGCTTGAGGGGGATTAGTAATAGAATAACCAAGACCTATGTTTGTAATAGTTGTAGAATCGATAGAACCGTCAACAATACTTACCGTAGCAGTTGCAGTTGTACCAACACCAACACCAATGTCTAAAGGTGCTGTAAATTTAACATCAAGTGTAGAACCAGAATAACCAGAACCAACATTGTTAATTGTAAGAGCACTAATAGTTCCAGAAGCACCAACAGTTACTGTTATTGCAGCAGAAACTGGATCTACTCCTTCTACAATTAATCCTTCTAAAGAGTTAATTGAAATAGAATAGTTATTTTCTTCATAATTGAAGAACTGTGCATTATCAACAAAAATTTGATTGCTGCCTTTATCAATATTACCAATTATTTTTGATGTTGGAAGAATTCTTGGTTCAATAGAATCTCTTGTTTTATAAACAAAATCACCCTTAACAAATTTATCACGTTTTTGCTTAGTCCAACTAAGTGGTTTGAAATCATTTTCATTAATTCCTGGACCAAGGTAGATGTCAGTTTCAATCGTATCTGCAGATATAATATCAAGAATTGTTCTATTCCTATCTTGATCTTTTGTTAGGGCAAAATTTGGATGTTTCTTAACAAGAACTTCATCACCAATCTTAAATGTTTCATCAACATCAACAAGAATAACATCAACACCATCCTGTCCAAGATAGAAGAAAATATCAATCTTATCAGAATCTGATGGTGCTTGTTGGAATATAAATGATGTTCCCCCTTCAAATGTATAGGAGGATCCAGGTTGTTGAAGAACACCGTTGACAAAAATTAGTAAAACTGCATTTAAATCAATTTCAGTTGAAAGTGCAGCATTAGGATCTATTTCAAAACTCAAAAGTTCACCTTGATAAATTAATGGGAATCTTTTTCTTGAACCATCTTGAAATGCACCGATACTATCAATATAATTCATTTCACCAAATGACCATGCTGACATGGAGTCGTTAAAAGTTTCAACAACTTCAAGTTCAAAGTCTGAAATTGGTTCACTCAGATGTGATGCTGTAACAAGACCAGACACCTTGAAAACATCTCCAGGTCGGAACGCATATCCATTTCTTCGGACATTAAAAGATTCAACTTCAAATAGAGTTGATCCAATACCAACATTAGTTCCTGCAGCACCAATAGTAACATTGAGTAACAGATTTTCGCCTGTTTCTGTAGTTGGACCAACTCCAAGTCTTGATACACCAACAACTTCCATATTTTCGTATATTGGTTCTGGTATATCTAATATTGGATTACCATATCCTGTTCCCTGATTATCAACAGAAAATATGAGTGTACCACCAACACCAACCTGAGCAGTAACTACTGCACCAGAACCGGTTCCAGATAAATCACTAACTCCAATAGATACTGGATCTCTATAACCAGATCCATGACTGAGACTATAATGTTTGAATACATTACCAAATCCAACATAATTATGAGTGATAGTACTAGTTCCGACTTGAACATTTAATTTTGTATCGGAAAGAATATTAACAATATCAAATGAGCGATTATGATCTGGGAAGATGGTAGTTGTAACTCCACTATACGCAGGAGTACATGTAAAGTGAAGTCCGACAAGTTGAACTCTATCACCACCAACTAAGTTGTGATTAGTAGATGTTTCTAATTCAATAATACCTGTTACTTTATCATATGCAGCAGTTGAAATAGAAACAGCGTCTCTAAATGTATTAACACCAACAATATCAGTGATCTGACCACTAGCATTAATATCAACTTTTGTTTTTGCACCATAAAGTGGTGCATATCCAAGACCTGGTGTTGAACCAAGAGATACAATCAGACCGCCTCTAGGAAGTTGATTTTGATTAATGTCAAAGTCAGATTGAACATAGGAACCATTTTCTGATGTAATGCCGGAGAATACTACACTAGAAATACCAAGAATACCTGAGTTTTCAAATTTATAATTATTACCAAGATTGTTAATGGTAGTTGGAGTCTGGAAAACGCCATTCAACAGTAAAATTCCATTACCAATATCAATACCTGTTGTATTTGCACCACCAACTTTCATTGTGAAAGTTTGACCAACTCCAGTAAATTGATTTGAAACTTCATCAAATATCATATTAGTATCATAATTAGATCTTAAGAAAGTTCTTCCAGAGAAGACTGAAGTTACAAACGGAAGATTGCTGTTATCTCTTCGTGTTCTGGCACTTCCAGTAGGAGGATCGGTAAAGTGTACTTTAGAATCCACAATATCAAATGAACCTTTATATATCTGCACATTTGCGCCATCATTGTGTGGAGCAGCAGTAGAACCAACAGATGCTCTAACAACAGATATAGTATTAAATGTTGCTGCAGTTCCTGCCTGAATAATTCCATTGATTGGACCGAGAAGTTCACCTGCAACATTAGTGCTAAGACCAACTTCAACAACTTTCATATATTCATCATCAATCTTAAGTAAATCTCTTGGTTGAATAGAAGAAATACCACTAACATTGAAAGTTGAAAGACCTACAGGAATTGTTCCAACCCCAGCAACATTATAGAATCCATTATTTTCAAGAGTGTGTGAAACTGGAGTAAATGTAATTGGTTGTTGAATAATACCATCAAGACTGATAACTGTCTTAGATAGTTTCTTAGTAAATTCCAATTTATGTGCATTACCCTCACCAGGATTAGTGAAAGTTACTCCAATTCCAGAATTTGCTCTCTCTTTGGTTGTTGCTAATCGGAAACTATTTGCGTTAATGACAATTGGATATACTTTTTCTGGGAGTTGATCTACAACAACGCCAAGGTAGTTTGAAGTTTCTCCAATACCAACTTCAGATTTTCCAACCCCAACAAAAGTAGATCCTGGAGTGTAAGTCAATTCTTCTCCGGTATTGAAGAAGTGGTTATTAATTGTAAAAATACCTGTTACTGGATTAAGAACATTTGTATTGGATGGATCAAAAACTTTTTCATAGATAGGAATACCCTCATGATTTAGATCAAATGAAGTTCTATTTGCTCTAAATCCATTTAAAGAATCAAAAGAGGAAAGGAATAAATTTTGCTCAAGTGAATTATACTTCAGAGTATTTGGTATATTGTCAAAATCACTTATAGTGTAGAATACTTCGTTAAATGATTGAGTTGTATAGTTTGTAGAAATATCATCTGGATAGAAATTAACAAAGAAATTGTTGCCTACAATCTTAGCACCGAATGAACCCAATCCTGCAGAACCGGCAGTTGCTACAAACATTCCAGGAATAACAGTAACTTCTGAACCACTGCACAAAGCAGTTACTTGATGCAGAGCTGAACTTGAACCAACAGAAACTCTAACAAGTGATGAAACTGAAGATATAAGAGTTTTATCATATTCTGCAATAGTTGTAATACCTGTGTGAGTGTCAGATACACAGTCAAGTAACGCACTTCTTTCGGATGTTGGAGGTTGACTATTTTCTAAGAATCTATAAGTATCATCTGTTCCAGATTGTGTAAATTCAATAATACTTGAGCGAACATCATAGGTAGAGGTATCAATGCCAGGATTTTTAATACTAACAGTGACAATTCCTACACCATCATATATTGTGGTAACAATACCAACATTGGAAGAACTATATGAAAGAGTATCAGAATCAAAATAGTATTCACTAAGATAAGTGTTTGTCCCATCAAAATTAACAAATGCTTCAATATTTGCAAAATCACCTTTATCAAATCTGTTAATCATTTCAATGCTTATAAAAGCAGCATTGAAATCTGCAGAGTCAATTTGATACAATGCTTTTTCACTAGAAGCAGTTCCTACACTGGTAATGCCAGTAACGTTTGAATTGACTAAATCGATTGAACCAATTGTATGAGATCCAGTTCCACTAGAAGAATTTAAATATTTCCTCTTAAGAATTTTGATATCTAAATCAGTATCAAAAGGATCTGTTGGTGTGAAGAATAATATCTTCCTTTCATTTTGAATGTCAAGACTAAATTCTCCAAAACTTGTAGTCAATCCTGCAGAAAATGCATTATTTTTTTCAAAAAGATACGTATCAATATTTGATGTTTGAGCAATCAACTCAGAAATCTGAACATCTAAGGTATCTGGATTTACAATTTGAATTAAATATCTAACATTTGTGTCAGCGATGTTAATCTCTTCAATTTCTATTATATTGCCTTCAAATCCTTTACTGGAAAACTTACCGCTAATATCATCATGAATAAGAACTCTGTTAGTTTTACATTCGGTATAGTTTGCTAGTTTTCTATTACCAATTCTAAGGAATTTAGATTGCTCAGCACCAAGAGAAGTTACTCTAGTATCATCATCAACTGCTATATCAAAATTATTGATTGTCCAAACTTTAGATTCATCAATAATATCAAGAACAGCTACTGCCGTAGTAGATCCTGACAATTCAGATGCACTATCTACTGATGATGTAATACCAACATCAGCAAAATTTTTCATGCCTGCAGGATGAACAATAGAGTTCAATGGACCAGACATTACTGACCAAGGTATTGGACTCTTGACAGAATATGAAAGATTCTGATAATAATCATTATCGGGAGTTACTTGATAGTCTTCACTTAATTTACCCTTATCATCTTTCCATCCAAATTCCTTTTTAGAAGAATAATTAATATTAAACTTAGCTCTATCTTTGCCAATTGATATAATTTCGGCAATAGTTCCGGTAATTTTACCTTTAATTTTATCTCCAGATTTGAACTCTTGAGGTCCAACTGTTTTAATAAAGTCTGGTCTTACTAAAGAAACAACTGCTTTAGTCTCTACAAAACCAGAACCACTGTTAACAAATAAACCTTCATTTAGTGTAAATGATGATCTAGATTGAATAACTTCAATGTCTGGATAATCTTTTTTGTTTATAATAGTGGCATATCCAGATTGACTAGTCTTTGCAATACCAGGATTAGTTGTCAAACCAACACCATCTTCATCCACAAGTGAAAATGTAAGTTGCGCTGGATTAGAGTTAACAAAACTATCAACTTTGAAGAATCTATAGTTATAATTTTCAGAATTATACCCTTGACCATTAGTTCCAATTAATTCAATACCTTCAACAAAAATTTGATCACCATCTGCAAAAAGTGATGTAGTAAATCCTAAAATAGGTGTCTTCAATGTGCAAGTCGCAACACCACTAGAACCAGAAACAATAGAACTAATTCCAACTCCATTTGAATTGTTTATTGCAACCACTCTATGAGGTTCCGATTCCATACCAAGAATTGGTGCAATTTGTTTAATATCAGAAATTGCTGTATTTGGTATAATTGGTAATAAAGAAGAGTTATCTACAACAAAGTTATTTGTTTGATTCCACAATAAAAGATTTGGCGGTGTAATATATTTAAATCCACCACTAATGATATTAAATTCAGAAATAGTATCTAAATTATCAATATTAAGTTTTGTAGGAAGTGCCGCTTCTGGTCTCAATGTTTTATCTGATGGATATCCGTATCCAAGATTCTCAATTCTAATTTTATTAAGTTTACCTACTGACGTTGAAATTGCTACTAAATTAGCATTTATACCATTTTTAGAAGAAACATCTGTAAACTTTGGTAATTTTTTATAATTAAATCCAGAAGATAAAATTTTAACCGATCCAATAGAACTTCTTGCAGTATTTGATTTAGTTTTATATGTCGCTTCATCACATTCTTCTCTAACATTATATTTTAATACTGATGGTAATCTATATGGAGAAATTTTAAAACTTGTTGAAGTTACACCAGTAATATTATATGTTCCATTATATTCACTCTTTTCATAATTAATTTCTGAATAATTTTTAACATCAATATCTGCAGTACTAATATATCCTGCTTTTTCTACTGCATAGAAAAGTTTTGATGGAATATTTTCCGAGTACCTTAAGGTTATAGATGCAGTTCCAACTCCAGAAACACCAATATTTTCAACATTAAAATTGGTGTCATCATATGAAGTTATAAACTCATTTTCAAAATTTTCATCATAGAAAATCTTAAAATTATATTCAGTCAGAGAAGGATCTCCTAAAAGGAATTGAATATCAGAATTTCTAATAACATCAATCTTTGGATTTACTTTAGCAAAACTATGAATACTTGCACCTGTTCCAACAATATTAACTACTTTTTCTGTTTTTGGATTTGATTCATATAAAGTTTCTGCAAGTCTAAATGTGTTTCTACCGTCTCTGATAGTATAATATAAACCTGTAGTTAATCCTGATGCAACTTCTATACTCTCATAATAAACTTTTTCGCCAGTTTCAAATCCGTGATTGGTTAGAGTAATTGTATTTGATGCTATATTGATAGCATCAGAATTGATGCCAATAGGATTGATTAATAATGATTTTGTATCTTCTTTGAATACTACAGTTGCTGCGGCAGTTGTTCCAACTCCAACAATAGTATTTGGTTTTACATCAAGAGTAATTACATCATTATTTCTCAATCCATGTGTTGAAGAAGTACTAACAGTAGTGATAAGTCTATCAACATCGCCAGTAATTTGTGTTGGATTATTTTTAAGTAAGTATTCTGCATTATTCGATCCACCACTACGGAAATAAAGTCCATCGGTAAATGTTGAAAGACCTACTGTGGTAGTCAGTCCAATATAATTTTGACCCTTATTGATTGCATATACAGTTGCTACAGTTGCTCTATTTTCTGGTAGATTAAACTGAGTTGAATCTGACTCGTCTGAAACAATGAGAACATCAGCGGCAGTAACAGCACTATCATTCATGCTGAAACTAAGTTCTTCACCAGTCTTAAATCCATGATTAGGTACATAGATTGTTCTAGTTGGAATTTTAACCAGGTTATCTACACCACCAATAGTGATAGTTTTTTCAATAGCACCATTAGTAGTGGTTCCAAATCCAACTGCATTATTCGCATTAAAATAAACTAATTTAGAACGCGACGATTTAAAAGATGGAGTTTTTGCTTGAATTTTAATTCTATCTGGAATTAAATTAACTTCACTACTCAGAGTATGAGCAACACCAGCGTTTCCAAATCTCTTAACTTTTATAGTGCCATTATTGTAGTTGTTTAAAACTCTTACAGTTTCATCAGTTATAATACTGCCATCATCAGAGTGAATGACAATAGTACTACCAATGGAAATATTTGCCAATTGATCAATAAAAATATCTTCAGTTATACCACCATTTGTGGTATAAGAACTCATTGTTGCTGCAAGACTAATAGTATCTGAAGAAATACCTGCTTTATGCGTACCTTTTAAATTTGCAATAGATGTTGTCAATCCACTGATAAGAATATTTTCATTATTATTGACATCAAATCCATTTTCAAAATATGCAGATACTTGGAATTGACTGTCTCTAACAAAAACTGAATTTGCGTATTGATCTAAGTCTGTATCAATTTCTGTAATATTTTTACCAATGAGTTCAGATACTTCAACCGATAGTCCGGACCCACCAGTTTCAGTTTGATCAAAATTGACTATATCACCTACCTGATAATCTTTACCACCAGAAAAAATATCAATTTTTTCTACAGAACCTCTAGTGACAGAGGTAACAAAAGTTTTTTGTGCAAAAGTTTCATACCCCTCATCAATAAAATCATAATCTGCGTTTTCACTAGCGATTTTATATGGGAATACATTTCTAACTAGATTTGAATTGTTAAAGTCAAATGTCTGATCTAAGTATAAATTATCTTGATCAAGTTTTGATTTAAATGTATTTCCAACAAAATATGGATAAAGTGGAACAAGTTTGTTTACGACTAAACTTGTTGTTACACCTGCAAAATATGCATAAATTCCATTTGGAAACTCTGGAGTTTTGCAAAATCTTCCATTATGAACATCTAAATCTCCATTATTATCGAACTTATAATCTTCAATGAAATATCCCGGTGCAAATATAGATGTGCTTGGTCTATCAAAAACAGAATTTGAATCTAAAGAATATCCAGGAGTAAGTAAAGTGGGACCAGACTGAACATTATCAGCATCTTTGTATCCATATGGTCCATAGATTGGATTGCCATCATATGCCCAACCAATAATTTTAGAGTGTTCGCTGTTTATTTTATCATCAAAAACACCTGCCAAATCTTCAGAATATCCCAAAATAGAATATTCTAATCCATCTTCTGTATTATTTTCTTTTAAAATTCCAAATATTTTTTGATTTTTGAGAATAGAACTTTCAGCGTATCTTTCCGCATCATTTACAGAAAGACTTCTAATCTTTGTATTGAAAATTGCACCAGAACCTCTTGGTTTTACTCTGATAGTTGTGCTATCTGGATTATAACCAATACCTTCATTGATAACGATTACATCATTAATTTTCCCATTAACAATTACTGGTCTTAAAATTGCACCAGAACCAACGTTAAATTCATCTTCAACAATTAACTCTGGAGTAGAAAAATATTCTTTTCCAGAACCAAGTACTTGTACTTCAATAATTCTACCATTTGATATTATTGGATTAAGTTGTGCAAGTTTTCCATTCTTTATACTAACAATAGGTTGTTTCTGTAAATTCAATACAGTCGAACCATATCCAGCACCAGATTCATACATGTAAGCATCTACAATTGGTCCTGTAATAATTGGTGTAAAATTAAGATTACCAGTTAATGTTGAACCAAAAGAAACTGTTGCAGTTACTGTAATTGGTGGATATTGGAATACATGATATCCAGAACCAATACCAGATATTTCTGTATATCTAGATCTTGTTAAATCATTAGTGAGAGTTGCTCCTGCACCAACGTTTATTAATCTAAAATTATCATCATCAAGTTTTTGAATTGAATATTGAACGTTTGTTGAAAGTCCATCAATTAATTGATTACCCTCAGTTGTTTCTTCTGTAGAATATTCAACAATATCACCATTGTTAAATCCATGATTTTTAAAAGTAAATCTATCATACTGGGTGGATATTCCGGAGGATTTTATTCTTAACTTCCTGTGTTGATATCCAGAACCTGGTTCTATGACTTTTACTTTTTTCAGAGTTGGTGTAGGAATAGTTCTGAACTGGTGTATACCACTTTCTGTAGTTGCTGTGCTAAATCCAATTGTATTAATACCTGAAGAGGCATCTGAGATATTATTAAAAAGTTTAATTGTTGAAGTGTTTACTATTCTAACAAAGTATTCATCTCCAGATACAAGTCTATTATCAAGACTGTTTGAAGGATCTTGAAAATCTCCGATACCAATTTCATTATTTCCATTTGAATTGTAGGATACTTTTTGAAATTGTGATAAATTATGTGGTTTGAGGAAGGTTATTGTTTCATCATTACTATCAATACCACCACCTAATTGGAGTGCTCTACTATCAAACTCCAATGTTCTGAATCTATCTCCAATGATAGGTTCTAAAATACATCCACTGCCATTCGCACCTTGTAACGTTATTGCAGAAATTCCATCGATATCAAAGTCCTGTGGGTCAATTAAAACTTCAGAAACCGAACCAGAAATAATTGGTTCTACAAGAGCAGATGAACCTACACCAGTAGTAATTCTCAACTGTGGTGGATTAATCATATCATAATTCATACCACCATTAAAAACTTCAAAATCTGTCAACGGTCCATAATAAATTTTATCATTGGACTTTGGACTTAAAATTTGTACACCATCTATTAATTGTCCAATATGTAAAGTTCCTCTGTCTGAACTATCCGAGTTTGTAATTACTTTATTGAGGGGATATTTTCTCAGTATTGGTGATGGTAAAATTTTTCTAGATTTCTGAGTTATTAATGTAAATCTATGTGTTGCTGCAGTATCTAAATTTGGACTAAACTCAATAAAATCAGTTCCAGATGATAATAAAGAACTTGAAATGTAAAGTCTAATTTTATTGGGTTGAATTACATCAACAATATATGATTCTCCAGACTTAAGACCTTTAAGCGGTTTATCTGAAGTATATCTAACTCTATCACCATCAATAAATTTTATGGTAGATGAAAATTTTATTATTGAATAGGATTTACTAAAATCACTGTATCCTCCAAAATTATCCACTGTACCATCTGAAAGTTCATATTCAATCAAAGAATCTTCAATTTCATATTCAGGTAAAGAAAGTGATGCAACATATCCAAATGTTGAATTGTCATCACAATATACATTTTGAATATTGGCAAAATACTTATCGTTCCCTAAAACTAAGTCAACATTAGAGCTTGTAACTTTTTCAATTTTTCTTCTAATACTATACTCAACGAGAGGGTTTGGATTAAAAGAAGTGTCTATATTACTAACTATAACCTGATTAAGTGTAGTATTAATTGATGAAATTGTGGCATTACTAGCAACTACCGTTTCCGAACTACCAACTAGTATGTCAATTATATCTCCAATCTTTAAACTTGATTTATCAATTTTGGAATATAATGTGTATGTTGAACCTTCAATCTTTTTAACATTATATCTTGAACTTGTATTGTAAATCCAGGAATTAGCAAAAATTTCTTTGTAAGAAGTATATACTTCTGGATTTTGAATTACTTCTCCAGTAGATAATATTCTAATTTCTTCTCCCTCTTCTAGAAGTGAGACATCATCAATCTCCACAAAATTATTTAAAACACCTGTCAAACGGATGTTTACTTTTCTTTCTAAATCTCCATTACCATATCCATAAACAAATACTTCAGATCTAACTTCATCAGTTACATTAACTGCTTCAGTAATACCAGTACATCCAAAAAATTGGTTTATACTTTTAGAAGTAAAGTTAATAGTATTATTTCCTGAAACAATAGTTCCAGAGTCATTAAAACCAATCGTAGAATCTACAGTAAGTATATCTGCACCTATTGCAGCAGATTCTATTGCTTTAGTGAATCCAGGTACAATGAAAGAATTTTCAAAACTTGAGTTGTCATCAAATCCTACAAAAAGTTCAAGTTTATAATATGTTTTTGTGTCTCTGGTAAAAACTTCTACATTAGATACAGACGCTGTAGCGATGGGAATTGTAGAATCATCAAGAGATCTGTAAATCGCTTGACCCTCAAGTTCAAATGGATTGCCAGAAATAATTTCAGCAACAACAACTTCTCTTCTAATATATTCTGCACCAGATGATTTAATCAGTCGTGTTTCAAGATCTATAACATCTGCTTGAACACCATAAAGAACTTTAAACAGAATTTTTACAGATTCTGCAATACCTTTACTTTGATAAAAATCTTTAATTTGCCTGATGAAGTTTGCTACATCTAAATCAGAAATAAACTTTTGATTTTCAAACCCTGGAGCAAATGCAGTTTTAATTTTGCGATAAAATTCTTGTAAAAATAGTGAACTTAAATTAGATACACTACTCCCTTGAATATGAGAACTTGATTTAGTATCTGAAAAATTTACTGTCTGCTTGTTTACATTAGAAAAATCTTTCTCAATATTATTATTATATCCATCAATTCCAGAAAATCCTCTAATACATCCTAAAAACTCAGTATCAGTTTTTGATGTATACGTAATAATCTCATCATCAATCTTTAAAAGACCATACTCTTCTGGATAACCTTTTGTCGAAGATACTGTAATTGTGGTATCTGAAGGTTGAATGGCAATAGAAAGAGTGGTCTTTCCAATAATAACTTCTGGAATTAAATTATCTAATTTTAAATATCTGTCAAGATTACTAATTAAATCATCAGGTGAACCTTGACTTTCTTGCGAAATATAATATTGCTTGAGAAAATCTACCGCTTTTGGAAATTCGGCAACTAAAAATTCTGGAAGTTGACTCTCAATAATTTTATTGATTTGCAACTTTCTTTCAAAATGCGACATATTTTATTTCCTCTCTAATGCTCCGTTTGAGTAACTTGAAGTATAATAATCTCTTGTGAAAGAAACGCCAGAAATATCTTCACCAGATGCAATAACATCTTTAATCATATTTATTCTACTATTGGAAACATCAAAACTAAGATATAAGTCTTTTAATCCAACAATATCATTTGATTCTGGAAATGCCTGAATCTCAATAATATTATCTTGAAGAGAAGTTTCTACAATATTAATTGTATTTAAAATAATTTCCCCCTTCTGATAATCAACAACTCCAGCATCTTTACTAACAACTATTGTTTCTCCATTGCCCATTTGTTTTACAATGGAAAGAATACCAGTTTTTGTAGTTTGAGGCGTATCAGTGAGAAATACTGTTGAAGAATTTCCTGCAATTTTAAATCCAGTACTCTTAATGTTTAAACCTTCTGGATTTACATGGAACCTATTACCAAAACATAATTCATACTGTGCAAATTGATTAGTAAGTGCTCTCAGGTCTCTTCTAATTTTTACTTTTGTTATATTAGAAGTAATTGAAGAGTCCACTCTATCAATCAATTGAAGCATCTTGCTATACTTAAACCTTCCACCAAACTTATTAATATCAACATCTTGTGAATAGAGTGACAATGCATCTATTATGCTAGTTCTCAAATCATCAACATTAGAAATTTGATTGTTGTTATAATATATTGAAGAATCAATCTCAACATAAAGAACCTTAAGATCAATTATATTTTGATTGATACCTGCAATAGCATATTGTTTCAATTTATTTAAAATATTTTGTTTATCAAAATCTGAAATATATGTACCATTTTTTGGTTTGATGCTGATTTGAACAGTACCAAACTTTGGTGGACTTAATTCTTCACCACCAACAACTGCTACAGATTCGGTAGTTGGATAGATTGATTGAATGATTGCCTCATAATCCCTTGCTGTAACCGCCCTAGACTGTGCTGCATAGAGTCTGGGAGCAAAGTACTTAATAGAAGATACATTCTCAATATCGCCACCGTTTATCGCCTTCTGAATGGTAGTTACGTTAATTGTATCGTCTGGAATTAATCTTTTAGGTTGATTTGACTGGGTTGTTTCGGTCTCTACAAAATTACCCTGGAAGTTAAATTGTGATGGACCGTTACCTGCCTTACCTTCAGTAATAATATACCTTACGGTAATGATAGCATTATTCTCTAATGGTCTTCCAAAGTAACCATCACCAAACAAGAGTTCATATTTTTCATCCTGAATCTCTTGAATAAGATAGATTTCAGAATTTTTGTCTACTTCTAGTATATTATCTGCTCTACGATATTCTCTTCCAAGTCCACTATCATTAATACCCTTTACATATACTCTAATCGTTGAAGAATCAACATTGGGGTTATCAATAATAAATCTTTGATCAGTTGATGTATTGACTAAAAACTGCCTTGAAAGTGATGAACCTTGATAAATTTTAACTGGTTTATCAGCAGTACCAAATTGTGCTTTTCCGTCAATAACCTGAGCAGTTATGTCTTCTGGGATTGAGAAGCGATAAGCTGTGTTATTAAACGCTCCAGTACACACCAGACCCGCTGTAAGGGTGATAAAACTACTGTTAGTATCAGTAGGGACAGAGAACGTTACACTCGCCGTAGCGGCAGTTTTAGAGCGTGGTACATAACCAATATTTCTAGCAAGAGAAACAACATTCTCACGTACTGTTGCTGCGTCTAAAAATGATTCATTTACGACAAGATTAGCATTGAACGCATTAATATACGTATTATATGCTAAAGTATCAATCAAGACAGAAAAATTAGACCCTTCAAAGTCAAAATCTGTGAAATTTGAATTTGCACGAAGATAATCTTTGATTTGAGTCTTGATTTGATCGAAATCAAGATTAGTAAACTGTGTAAAAGGCATATTTTACCTTGTCGATTCTAATATGAATGAAAACTGTTGTGATGGGAGGTCTTGTCCCACGATGTCAAAGAAGACTATGACATCAAAACTGTTATCATCAGGTCTTGGGTCCACTTGAACACGAGTATTTTCTACTCTATCTTCATAAAAATTGATTGTATTCAATATTTGAACACGAATTGCACTTGCAGTACCGACATCAACAAAGTCAAAAAGACTTTTACGCACATCGGAACCCAATTTGGAGTTAAAAAACCTTTCAGTTGGAATGGTTTCAACTAAATTACGAATAGATCTGATGATTGAACGCTCATTTATCAATACAGGAAGATCCTTCGTCACCGGATGTGGGTCAAATGAAAAACTAATATCCTTAAAAGCGCGAGAAACCCTCTTAGTAGGCATTGAGCGTGTATTTTCTATAGATTTATTTATACCTTATATTAGAAAATTATTGTTTTCTTTCCTTTTCAGTCAATTCTTCAGGGATATCATTGGTTTTATGTGGTTTACACCAATAATCTGTTATCAAACTAGTGGTTCCCCACATTTTGTACATGTACTCAGTATCTCTATCAACATGATACTTTGCCATTTTGCTCCTGTTTTATAAAAACAGAACTTTTTGAGGGGTTGCTATCCCTATCAGTATTTATTTTACGCTTCCTCAGTCAAATTTTGAGGTTCATCGTCTTTATCGGTGTTTTTATTATCACCAACGACCTCACGAATTAGTTTTTCATGCTGTTTTGCTGCTAAATTGTCCAAAAAGTCACTAGTTGGTTCCATTTTCTTCCTCCTGTTGGCGTTCTTTTGCTGTTTTCCAGTGATATTCGTCTTCACGACCCATACCAAGTCGTTCAAATCCATTTTCTACTTGATAATATTCGGTTGAAACCTTAAAATCAGGCATTTTTGGTTCCATAGGTGTCAAACTATTGTCAAAAATACGCAATCTATTGTTTGGATAGAGTGCATATTGACCATTATTCAATTCAATAAGGTTATGAGACTTATGTTCAGCAGGATTTTCACTTGTTGCCCAGTCTACGTAGTCTGGATCATGATGATAGTTATCAATTGTACAAACATAAGTACCTTTCTGAATACCAAAGTCGCGTGTATAGCATTCAAAGTCCATTGAACCAATGAATTTTTTATCTATACTAACGACACCATAGTCCATACAGTTCCAGAATTGTAAATTAGGTAAATCCATATCAGGATCAGGAGTTTCTGGTTCTGAGAGGAAAGCGGAAATCGGTAATTTATCATAAATTGCCGCATATTCTGGTAAATAAGTTTCAAAATAAAAAGTGCGTCCAGGTATAGACTTAGCCGATACCCAAACGCCTTTTACAAATTCACCATGTCCACTTTGATGGTCAGTCAAATATTCTTTACGTACCCATACTTCTTGTGACGGAAGATTAGTAATAAGACAAGCCATTCAAAACGATGTAACTGGTCTATTTAATCATCGCCCTTGTCCACGATATGCTTTCTTAGCGTTATTGCGAGAAGAAGCGGCATACTTCGTGTTTTTTCCGGACCCTTGACGAGTCTTCTTTGGTTTTCCAGGCATAAACCCTTCTTTACCAAGAGCACCAATCTTTGAACGCATTACCATAATAATAACTCCTAGAACTTAGTAATTTTTGTCTCAAGGTCTTGAGAACGTGGAGAACCTTTCTGATAAAATTCAATTGAAAGGTCTTCCATAATATCAAAGTACTTATCTTTAGTCAAGTTTTTATAAAGTACTTTCCCCTTATGGAGAATTGTATACTTCTCCTCCATAATATCAGATTACGCGAGACTTTTCGTGACCAACGCGAACGCGAGGATCACACCAAATCTCAAATCCTGCTTCTTTTGCATCAAGACAGAATGATACATCTTCTCCACACATGTCCTGTACTTCACCAGATTCAAAGACTTGCATCTTTGGTGCAAACCAAGGATAAGGCATACCCTCGTGTTCAAAGACTCCATTCTTAATCAACAACCATCCAAATCCTGCATAGTCTACAGTAAATGGTTTACGACGCTTTGAAATAGTCTCCCCAGTTTCATGATTCATCACTCCACCATTATTACGGAAATCATCTTCTTCCATCCAATGTGCAACACTTGTAGTTTGACCATCTTCGGTCATGTACCACCCACTTGCAATATCCTTATCCATTAACACCAGTTGATAGAATTTCTCAGTGTTAAACACAATGTCACTATCAATCCACAACTGATAGTCATACTTCAATTTACCATCCCATGGTTTTTGCTGAGGTCCACGCAATACATTTGCACCAAGACACTTACAACGTGCAAAGTTCACCATTGAACTATAGTCTTGTGAAATTTGAATACTAGCACCACACTGTACTAGATCAAAACAAAGTTGCACAAAGTTTTTAAGATACGTATATGATACTCCACGACCAGGAAGACAGAAGACTACTGTCTTTCCTTTAAGCATCTCTCTTGCTTTATTATAGTCCCACTCTTGCTCTGCTGCTTTTGGTTTAGCGGGCGCTTTTGCTTTTACTGTAAATCCTTTTGCCATAATTAGGTCAAGTTTTGAATGTGAATCGATTCAATAGTAATTATACTAGTAACTTAAGTGATAGTCAATACTAGCATTCGGTTATTACGATGCTATCCTTATCTACCTCCATATTAATCTCTGTACCCTCATACCACCCAAACTCAGATATAATCCATTCAGGTATCTTCATAACATATTCACCAGTTACAGGATCAACCTCTACATTGGTAAAATTTTCTCCGGGATTTTTTTGCATATGATGTATTTCGTTTTCCATTCTTGGTTTATATAGAAAAGTGAAGAGTTATACAAAGACCTCGCAAAAGCAAGACTTTATAGATTAATGGTACCTAGTGGTTTTATATACGGGG